CCTTTATCACTGGTTTGCATCACCGCCTCCAAAGCGAGAATTAAACACCCGTGCAGCCATAACCTTCACCTGCTCTACGCCAACAAAACCGAGTGCGCCACCTATAGCAATCGACAGGGACTGCGGAAGGTTGAAGTAATCAAGAGCTGACACAGCAGTAAGGGTCAGAGCCCCGCAGATTGCCCCCTCAAGTAGCATTTTCTTCCATCCGCCACCGCCGTAAGCGATTCGTAATGCGGCCATGGCAACCGATAGCAAGACGGCACTCATCGGCGTTTCGCCACGCCACCAGCTGTGGAGTAGTTCGATAAACTCCGTCCAGGAGTGGGGATCGTTATGCATTTTCATAGTCTCTAACCTCCGGCTTAAAAGCGGGGGCTGTGTGTTTGAAAGGGGGCAGGCCCTCTGGACGATTTAACAAGTAGGCATGTCGAGGATGGTTCCCGGGACCTTAATATTTACCTCAAAGAGGCATATTTTAATTTTGGCAGCGTGGTTGGCTCACTTTGAGAGACTCGATCTTCTTGATAAGCCCTCTGTGGAGCTGTGGATGCAACTGATCGCAGAGACTCTTATAGCCATGCGCAAGACTCATTTTTTCATTGAACCAAGCGAGATGGGCAAGGTATGGGTCTTCGAACATACCTAAATGCTTGTTCTTACCATTAACCTTTATATCGGCCTGAAATTTTGTTGAGCCTTTTTTTAGGCAAACGCCAATGGGATAATCACCCCTCCGAGCACCCCTTGAGGTAACAAAGCTATTGAGCGCCTGCGGGATAAAGATGCATGTTTTACTGGAATAAACTTTGTTACCGGGGAAAATGAGATCCTTATCAAGCTCACACCCAGGAATGTATTTCGCGTCGTAAAACTTTTTAAATTCGCTAAAAAGATGCCACTCTTCATCAACAACACATCCTTCATAGCTAGGCCTGTAACAGACCCCCTCCCCATAACATCTCTTAAGCATCCCATGCCAAACTCTATATGCTCTTATTTTCTTCCCATCCACAAAAACAGGATGCACATCTAACTTTCCAACTCCGAAAATAAGACTTTCATTTGATTTCATGGTTGCGTTTACCTTTCTTTGAAATGAACCTTTGCCGCAATGGAAATCAGCCCGTCGAGGCTCGCCAGCACTAACTGACTTCCTCAAAGGCTCATTTCAAAGGGTATGGTTCGACGTGGTTAGAGGCGCATTGCGGTGCGCTGAAATAAAAAAGCCAGCGACAGGCTGGCAATGTGAGGGTAAGGCAATGTCGGCTCTATGGCCGAAGGGTCCCAGGTAGTGGGTTTGGGTGTGGTGACCGGTGCTGCTATCCGGCATTCATGGCTATCGCTTTACGACGCCATCAGGACATTCACCACAACGGGGATCGCTTTGCCGCGCCAGGGAAATGTACCTGGTCTCACCGGGATGCCGTCACATACTCAAAGCGATTTCCGTTATGCAGAAATGAAAAAGCCACCGGCGTTAACCAGTGGCTCTAAATTATTGGTGATGGCTCAAGTCGCGTTTTTGCTGTCGCCACACAATTCAGCTTTTGGGCTTTCGATGTCCCCGATTCATGAGCGCTGTCATCTTGCACTTCATCACCTCAACGAAGGCATTAACCCATCGTTAGAATCGAGATTAACCAAAAATCGCCACTTTGTAAATAGATTTCCTACAGAAAGTTAATCCTGTAGGAAATATTTCTCATTGCGTAACTTTTTTGAGCATGCTGTTGGCATATTCCTCCTGCTTGAGGCACTCGCCAACCAGGCTTTCGAAGAAGTCTTTGTAGGATCGGCGCCATGTCGTCTCCGGTATTTCGATAACGTTTTCACTAATGAATTTGCGGACGCTTTCTGGAAGCAGACGCGAATAACCACGACCATTGCAGCGTGAACATGTTTTGTTGGCCGGTACGCCACCTTGCTGACGTGTCTTCTCTTCGTCCAGTACGACACCCTTCCCATTGCAGCGGCATGCGTTGCTGACCACGCCCTTCCCTTTGCATTTTTGGCAAAGAACATTCACCGTCTCCCGTTTCTCTTTCAGGTGTGGTCTTCCAATGTGCTTCATGGTCATGACCTCTGCTTCAACGAAGCGATCACCATTGCAGCAGTCGCACGTGCGGGTGCTGGCAGCGCTGCGGGAGTAGTCCTCGAAGGCAAAGGTTGCGAGCAGTTGCATGACCTTCGGCTTAACATCAGATTCAAGTTTGCGTAGGGCGGCCACCTTGTCGCAGTTCTTCAGCGCGTACTGAGTAAGCAGATCAACCGCCTTATCACGGTCAAGGGAACTTATACCCATTTTCCCCAGGAAAGCGGTGTATCCCATCGATGCTCGTTCCTGAGTCATCCCCATGGCTGCCATTACGTCCGTACCAGTCAGAGAGTCAGACGCAGTAGCGCGAGGAGAATCACTGATCATGGTTGATTTTGCGAAGTGGAACTTCAGCGTGTTCTCAAGGTTCATTATGCGGCTTCCTTATGTGGCTGGTTGTTTTTGGTCTGGCTGTGCTTTGCTACTGGCGGCATGCTGGCGCGCTTAACGCTATCTGCCTGGTACCGGATGATCTGGTCACGAGTCATTCGTCCACCCTCTCGTTCTGCCAGAGAGGAAGTGGAGACTTATCCCCGGCGCGGCGTATGCGGGACTTGGCGTTCTTTTCAATCTGAATGAGCTTTTCGATGTTCTGGCGGCGCTGCTTTTCCTCGCGGCGAAGATACTTAACGCTTTCCCAGTAGCGAGACTCCTGGTCGCAAAGTGTCATCAGGTAGTCGAATGGATCGATTAGCGTTTCGCATTTCCGACAGCGTAGCGTCCGTTCTTTTCCGTTAATCGATACAGCCGAGTGCAGACACATGACCTTTTGGCCTTCACGCTGAATGACCAGCCCATCCTGCAGGTCGTTATTCTTTGACGGGAAAGCGACAACCTTGCCCAGTTCAATTTCGGTTTCTGTGCTCATGCGGCCTCCTGCTGTTTCAGTGCTTTGAGCTTGGCGCGGTACTCATCGCGGATCCGGATGAAATCTTCCCGGCGGTAGTTGGTCATTTCGTGGGGGCCATTGAGCCAGTCGACGTAATCCTGCCCGTAACGAGCGACCAGGCCCGCTTCGTATTGCTGCGCGACCGTCGCCTCTTTGGCGGTGTACTTGCCGGCCCCGGCATTACAGGATTTGCACTGCTTATGGGCGTTGCGCTCTTCAAAGCGCAGTTCAGGGTTAGCGCCGACCGTTTTGAAGTGGCCGCAGTCCCACTGGCCGCCATGAAGATCAGGCGGGTTGGTCTCGCCGCAGCTGATGCATGGCAAACCAGCATCACGCGCACGGATGTAGGCGTTGAATGCCTGCTGAGCCTGCGCTTTGTAGTATCCTGCTGGGCGTAGCTCTGCCAGCCTCTCCTTGCGGCGTTTGCGCCCGGCCTTCTCTGCCTCCTTCTGCTCCTTAATTCGCTTAGCGGCGGCTTTAACCTTCTCCTTTTCGCGTTCTTCCATCGCGAGGATTGCGCCGTGCTCCGGACAGCACCAGCGGATCCGGATGTCGTGGAATTTCGGCACGAAGTATTCACCGCATACTTTGCACTTACGGCGGGATGGCTTACGCACGTTTCCTCCTCGCCGCGAGACGCAGCCATTTCTGATCCACCAGGCGGGCTGTGTAGTCTTTCAGTGTCGGGATGTCGGACGGCTTAACCGCGGGCTTGCGCTGGCGGCGCGCCGGAACGCGGAAGATTTCATTGGTGATAACGCGGGAAAGTGGAGTAGACATCAGGCCTCCTGCTTATCGCGCAACTGCTGGTATTCACAGCTCTGCGGAATGGTCAGGTGACAGCCGATGTTCATCGCCCAGGCTTCGACTTTGCACAGGAAGATGTACATCTCGCCGGTTTCCAGCTCGGACGTATGGCGGAGGGATTGCACGGTGGTGACCTCGCCGGACACGACATCTACCCGGTCTTTGCTTTCATATCCGAGATAGGTGTGCTTCATCGCGTCTTTGACCCACTCAGGCGTAGCGAAGGCCTTACCGCGGGCGATGAGGTAGTCGCTGATTTCCGTGTACCACATGTGGCTGAGCGCGTTCTGAGACAGGCTGCGCTTCTCGCGCCACGGCTTCACCTGCAGGCGGAAGCATTGCCCTGCATCCAGCAATGGCTGAATCTGCTGGCCGATGGCCGCGAAGTTACCGCGATGGAGTTTGATGCCGTCTACTGGCAGAGTCATACGGCCTCCTTAACGGAAACCGCAACATGCAGAAAATCGCAGGTGCCGTTAAGCATCTGTGACAAGGTGAGGAGTTCAGATTGTGGTCGCATTTAAGTCCCCTTAAATGCGCAGAAGTCACCAATGGGTGTTCAGGCCATCAGCAAAGAAAGTATGGACGGTTGATTCAACAAAATCAACTGAAGAGAAAGGCCTCCGAAGAGGCCTGTTTGTTATGCGTCGAATGGGTTAGGCATCATCCACCTCTGGCTTTTTGAAGTTAGCCTCAATTGACTCGCCAAGGCGCTTTAACCAATCAGCCAGTTTTAGCGCCGCTTCTTCCGGAGATTTCTGCCCAGGGAAATCAGTGATGATGATGCTGGCTTGATGATTACCAAAACCATCTCTGTTTATCACCATTCCCTGCTCAAGCACTGTCTGCTGGTTGCTGTGCTTAACGTAGTAACGAGCCTCGGAGTTTCCAGTGCTACGCTCTTTGACGTAAGAGACAAGCTCCACCTCAGTTGTGATGGTCTTACCGCGCTCCGCCTCAAGACGCTGAACTCGCTTAGCGAAATCGTTCATTCAGCCTCCTGCTGCGGTGCTGCTGCGAGCATGGCCACATACGCACATTCCATCGGCCCCGGCGCAGGCCTGTCATGAATCTGTATTTGGTTGCGCTCGTAATGTGCTGAGATTCCAGACTGGAGCATTTCCGCTGTCGGCTCAGCAGGTACTATCACCCAACCATCCGGAATCACCGGAGAGTTGCCGCTCACGGCCTCCTGGAAGCGTTCAAGCTCCACGTACTCCTGACATGACCACCCGCCATCAATAAAATCGCGAGCTTCAACAGCATCGAAAGTGAACGATGTTTCACCGCCGGTTGGCGAGGTTAGGCCGTACAGGTCTGCTACCGGCTTAAACTGTGTGGCTGGAATATTTTCCGGAATATTTTGCGGTTCGTTTTGTGGTAGATCGGCACCCTGAAGCATGGCTGCGCGATAGGCGTTCCAGCCGACAGCTTTTCCGTGTTCAAACGCGCTGTCAAAGTCATCATCCATTTCCATCGCAGCGGGCACAGATACCGGTGCTGGCGGGGCGGTGTATACGGGAAATGCAGGTGAACCATCGCAGGACTTGTCACCAGGCTTGGCCTCAACAACGTATTCCTCACAGCCATCAGGAGCGCGGAACCCTTGATGCCAGGTGAGATAGCACACAGGCTCCGCTTCGAACGATACCAGCGCGATAGCAAGCAGCTCGTTATCCATCGCTAATCCATCAGCGTCCGGGTCTCTGCTGATGCGATATTTATTTATTGCCGTCACCTGGTGAATGCGGGCGATTAACTGCTCTTTGGTGAATTCTCTGGTAATAGTGCTCATGGACTTTCCTTCAGCCATCTCTTCATCGGTTTCCCATAAAACGCGCGCCTGACCCTCACAGACCTGAATGACACCGCCACGACCGCAGGAGTTGCACTTAACGGCATCGTCATCCCACAAGCCAGTTTCATTTCCGCGAACGGTTTTTACTGTGTGTGATTTATTGCCGCAACGACATTTGTTGAGCCAGTTAATGGTAATTGTGCTCATGGGCGAATCTCCGTCCTGCCACCAAGTAAGCGGATTGCCACTCGTTCCCGGAAGGTAAGCGGTCGATGGTGTCCGCGGGCATTAACAATTTCAGGCTTTCCATTAGGCGGATAAT